GATATTTAGGCGGTTTAGCGTCAGCTATTATTAGTTTTTATTTTGGAGCATCCAACACACCTAAGGACGATTAATATGAACATATCTGAAGAAGGTATATCTTTAATTAAAAACTACGAAGGATGTAAGCTAGAGTCTTATCAAGACTCCGTAGGAGTTTGGACAATTGGCTACGGACATACAAAAGATGTAAAAGATGGCGATCAAATTAACCAAGACGAAGCCGAACATTTATTGAAAGAAGAAATGCCCGAGTACGAGGGTTATATTAATGATATGGTTAAGGTGCCGTTAGATCAATGTCAGTTTGATGCGTTAGTTTGTTGGGTATACAACTTAGGACCAACTAATCTAAAAGAATCTACTTTGTTACGCATTCTTAACGAGGGAGATTATGGTGGCGTACCAGAACAAATAAAACGCTGGAACAAGGCTGGTGGTGTTATTTTAGGTGGATTGGTTAAACGTAGAGAAGCTGAAGCTAATTTGTTTGAAGGTAAGGAATGGAGCAAGGTTTAAATGGCATTACAAAAAACAATATTTAGACCTGGTATATATAGAGAGGGTACTGATTATGATAATGAAGGTGGTTGGTTTGATTGTAATTTAGTACGGTTCAGAAAAGGCAGGCCAGAAAAATTTGGAGGGTGGAGCAAACTTACAAGTAATACTTATCTAGGTACAGCAAGAGCATTACATCCTTGGGTTTCTTTAGGAGGCACAAAGTATCTTGGGATAGGTACTCATCTAAAATATTATATTGAAGCTGGTGGCGTTTTTAATGATGTAACCCCCATAAGAAGTACTACTTCTGCTGGTGATGTAACATTTTCCGCAACTAATGGAGATGCAACAATTACCGTTGCAGATACAGCTCATGGAGCAGTTAAAAATGATTTTGTTACTTTTTCTGGAGCGTCTAGTTTAGGAGGTAATATAACAGCAGCTGTTTTAAATCAAGAATATCAAATAGCAACTATAGTAAATGACAATAGTTATACGGTAGAGGCAAAAGACACTTCTGGGGCAACGGTAACAGCAAATGCTTCTGATAGCGGCAACGGAGGATCCTCTGTTGTTGGGGCTTATCAAATAAATGTGGGACTAGATGTTTACGTTGCTGGTACAGGTTGGGGTATAAATGGCTGGGGCGCAGGAACATTTGGTAGTACAAGTGCTTTAAGTCTAACTAACCAATTAAGATTATGGACACATGATAATTTTGGAGAGGATTTAATTATAAATCCACGAGCGGGTGGTATTTACAAATGGGTAGAAAATAACGGTTTAGGGACTAGAGCAGTTGAGCTATCTGGTATTACAGGTGCCAATCAAGTTCCAACCGTAGGTCTTCAAGTTATTACTTCAGAAAAGGACAGACACTTAATAGTCTTGGGTGCAGATCCTGTATCAGGCACTTCAAGAACAGGTACGGTTGATCCTATGTTTATAGCATTTAGCGACCAAGAAAATGAGTTAGAATTTGAGCCTACTAATACAAATACAGCAGGCTCTTTAAGGCTATCTTCAGGATCTTCAATAATAGGCGCTGTAAAATCAAGACAAGAAATAATGATTTGGACAGATACCGCTCTTTACAGTATGCAGTTTATTGGTCCTCCATTTACTTTTGCAGTTAATTTAATTAATGAAGGTATAGGTTTAGTTGGACCCAAAGCAGCCGTTACAGCTCCTCAAGGTATATATTGGATGAGCTACAATAATTTTTATGTTTACAACGGTAGTGTTCAAACTATTCCTTGTACTGTTCATAATTATGTCTTTGGTGATATAAATTTAGGACAGTCTTTTAAATTTCATGCGTTTACTATTTCAGATAAAAATGAAGTTGGATGGTTTTATTGTTCAGCTGACTCTACAGAAATAGATAGATATGTCATTTATAACTATATGGAAAACTTATGGATTTATGGATCCTTAACAAGAACAGCTTGGCTGGATGCAGGTATTGTTAATTATCCAAGAGCTACAAACGGCGGTTATTTATATCAACAAGAAACTGGATTTAATGATGATGGATCTCCTATGACAAATGTGTTTATTGAAAGTTCTGATTTTGACATAGGTGATGGTGAACAATTTACTTTTATAAGAAGAATTATTCCAGATTTTAAATTTTTACAAAATAACAACGCAGGTAATGTAAACATAGTAGTTAAAACAAGAAACTTTCCTGGAGATTCTTTGACTACAAATTCTACAAATGCAATAACTGAGACAACTACACAAGCTTATGTTAGAGGCAGGGCAAGACAAATGGTTTTGAGGTTTGAATCTGATGATGATGCAACAGGTAATGGTAACTTGGATATTGGATGGAGATTAGGAGCTACTAGAATAGATACAAGGCCTGATGGCAAGAGATGAGCAAAATATTACAAACTCAGCTGCCTATTGCTATAGGAGACGTTAGCCCAGAAACTTTTAACAGGTTAGTAAGAATATTAGAAATTAACTTAGGTGCTGTAGATCCAGATCAAACCAGACAAGTTAATGATGCAGACAAAACAACCCTTAATTTTTTAGCTGGATCTATTATATGGAACACCACTTTAGGTGTTTTACAGGTCTATACTGGTAACAAATGGGTAGATATAGGCGAGAGAACAAATGACTTTGGTTTTGAAATGACTGCCTCTGTTGGTAAAGTTGATGTTAAAACAAATGGTGATATAACAATTAATGTCTGAAACAGCACAATTACAAGAATACCAAACTAAAAACATACTTTTAGAGCATCCTGCTGATTGGTACATAGATAAAGGTACATTTGATGCGGTTAAAAACTCTTTACCAAACATAATAGATTTTTACGAAAACAAAGGTAATTACGATCCGTCTCAGAATGAATTACACAAAGTTATAAAAGAACCGTTAAAAGACGTATATACGGTTCCATTCTTTTCTGAAAAGTTTTGCTCCATACTTTTAGATGAAATGCGTAATCTAGAGGATTATTATGGGTTTGTTCCTAATCCAGAGGAAGATGTATTGAGACAAATACCCGAAATAACCTTTCAAGATAATTGTCCAAAAATATATAACTCTTTGTTCCAAACAATATATACTATAGGTAATCCGATATTTTTAAGTATTTGGAATAGGCACGTAAATGGTGGCGGAATTCAAATAGCTAATTATAATTTAAAGGATAAAAAACAGGGTGCTTGGCATCATGATGCAAGTGCCGACATTAGTATGGTTGTCCCCCTAAATACGGGTGATTATGAAGGGGGAGGAACTGAGTTTTTAAATCGTGGAGTTGTAGAACCATTACCTACAGGCCACGCTCTAATATTTCCGAGCTTTACTCATATGCATAGGGGCTTATCAGTAAAATCAGGAAATAGGTACTTACTTGTATTTTGGTTAAAATGTATGGAAGAATAGGGTAGAATTTAAAAATGGCTATAGTAGATAACTCAGGAACAGGTTTAGCGGCCCTGGGGCGTAACGAAGACCGCTTTATGGCTCATGTTGCACCAGGCGAAATGGTGGTCCCACCAGTCATATCTGACAAGACAAGATCAATAATTAGAAAGGAGATGGCCGCTGTAGGTCTAGATCCTAATGAATATGTTGTTGGTCAAGGCATGTCCATAAACCCTATTACGGGACAAGCAGAGTTTGGTTTCTTAAAAAAAATAGCTAAAAGCGTAAAAAAGGTAGTTAAAAAAATTGCACCTGTAGCAGCTGTAATACCTGGTCCTTGGCAACCATATGCTGCTGTATATCAAAAAGGTAATGCAGCTTTAAAACTTGCCAAAGGTGAGGGTGGTCTTACTGAGATACTTCAACTAGGGGCTGGCGGTAATCAAGCTTTATTTGGAAAAGAAGGAGCTATTGAAGCTATCAAGAGTGGAACTGGAATTACTGATTTAGGAAAAATTGGAGATGCATTAACAAGTATAGGTACTGTCGAAGATGCAGCAGGCAATCTTGTGTTTGACCCAATGAAATATGCACAAAATGTTGCATCAAGTATAGCTAGTGACCAGCAACAAGGGTATGGAGGATTGTTTGGTGGTACTGGTCAAAAATTTGATGTTGTTACAGGAGAACTTACAGGTGTTGCAGGAGAAACAGGTCTTAACCCTTTTATGAAAGAAGCCACAACTGCGGCAGAAGTAACGGTACAGTCAGGTGACACACTTTCTGAAATAGCTGAAGCTAACAATACTACCGTTGAAGCGTTACAAGAAGCTAATAATATAGTTGATGCAGATGTCATATCGGCAGGACAAAAAATAAAGATACCAGGTACCACATCTAGCCAATCTTTTTTAAGTAGAATGATAAGCGGTACTCCTGGTCAACAAAATCCAATACAAGAGTTTATGGACGATCAACTAGGATTTGATCCTGGAGGTGGTGGCATTTACAACCTTCTTGGTGGAGGAACAGGCTCTGGTACCGGAACTGGAGGATTTGGTGGTATAGATCCTAAGATGGCTGGTCTTGCTTTATTGTACGGTAAGGTGGTCAAAGATGCAGCTAAGAAAACTGAGGGTGGTTTAACCGACATAAGACAATCAAAAAGACCAGATCTTAACCCAGCTCCTGTATTCGCAGGATTTGATCTAGGTATAAGAAAGAAAGCAGCTTTTGGTGGACCAATAGGATTTGGTAGACAATACTTTAACGAGG